ATCACGAGGAAATTAAAGAAGTGAATCCAGGCAGTACAGCTAGGGCTGTCGCCGCTGATGCGCTTAAGGTCTTCGCGGAAGGTCATGGTTTTGAGTGTGGTGTGCAGGTTGGGCGTCAGTCAGGCGGCGCGGTTGAGGAGCTCGGCCTGGATCAGGTGCAGGATGGCCAAGTTTTTGTCGATGGTTGCGAGGCTTTTGGTCTTCTGGCAGCTCTTCACCAGGTCCTTGGCGTTGTCCAGGAGGATCGAGGTTGAGAGCTGCTTGCAGCGGGTGGCGGTCCAGAAGTTCATGGCGTGAAAAAGGGGGGCTCTTTGCCCCCGATGTTTCACATCATAGCACTTCGTATCATAGGGTGTCAACCCTTGTGAACGAATTTGACTTCAAAGGGTGCGTGATTTGGGGCTGGCAGAGGAAATAGTCCCAGAGCTCTGTGTAATCGTGAATCGCGGTGATGCCACCATCACACCTCGAGAAAGACTCGAATCGAATCATGTCGCACATGAGGACTCGGTCCTCTTCGAGCTCGAGATCCATGGCCCCCTCAGGTAGAGCAGCAAAAGCTTCGTGAACTTCCGCGATCGCCACGTAGGCGAGGGCTATTTTGGTAGCGAGGCTTCCCTGGGCGCCTTCTGTCTTGGCAGCGACGCCCAAGTGATAGCGAGCCTCTTGGGCTGCAATGTGCATGTCTCGGTCCTCAACCCTTGTGGGCGACCCAGAGGGCCTGGCCCTGCTCAGTCAGCGCAATGAACTTGTGGCTCTTGGGCTGACCCTCGACCGTGTAGGTCTTGACCAGGCCCCCCTTCTTCAGGTTCGACAGGCGGGGCGCGTTCTTCAGGCTGATCTTCGGGATGTCGTGGCCCAGGCGCACGCCTTGCACCATGCTGTGGTCTTGAGTCACGGTCTGGATCTGCTCACCCAGGTCGAAGAAGAGGTCCTGTGTTGCCTGGTTCAGCTTCTCCCAGGAGAAATCCATGATCGGAGCGCGGAGGATCTTAGGCAGCTTGGCCTGGGCTTCCTTCTTGGTTTGCTCTTGCTCGAGCTTTGCAGCGATGTGTTGGACGGCAGCTTCGAAGCTGAAGCGGTCAGAACCGATGTAGATGTAGCCGCTGGGCTTGAAGGTGACGCCACGGGCGTGGGCCTCGGAGCCGTCGCGCTTGGCAACTTCGACTTGGCGCTGCGCGATGCGAAGGGCCTGTTCGGTGTAGGTCATGTTCTCAAAGGGGGAGGGCTCTTTGCCTTCCATCCTTTTAGAATATCACACGCTTTCGCTTTGTGTCAAGTTATGCCACACTGTGCATTTCAAGACCATCAAGTTCAACGGTTGCATAGCACATCGCCGCCTGTTCGATGATTGCCATGTCCTTTGGCGCCAACTCGGCCCGCTCCAGTATTTCTTCGAGGGTGCCGCCCATTATCGCCGCCTGGCGGAACTTGTAGAGCTTCCGTTTGGCATTCGAACTCAAATGGATGACGCCGCCCTTCATGTCAATGGCCCTCGAGATGGCTTGCCTGATCCACCAGGTTGCATAAGTGCTCATTGCATATCCGCTCTCTGGGTCGTATTTTTCGGCCGCACGCTGCAAGCCCAGCACACCTTCTTGCAGGATGTCTTCAAAAGTCAGCCCCGTTCCTGAAATGCGGCGCGTGTAGCCCTTCGCGATTCGCGTCACCAAACGAAGGTTGCACAACACGAATCTGTCCCTGGCGCGACGCCCGCTCCTTTCAACAGACTTGGGGCATTTCTCGCTTTTGTCCCACGTCAGCCACTTTTGGATTCGCCGTCCTAGCTGAATTTCTTCCCTTTTGGTCAACAGCTCGTAGCGACCCGAGATGTTCAAAAAGGCAGTCACTCTAGCAATGGCGGCATGAGCCGAATGATAGCACTGGCTGTAAGGTGATGCCATGAGCATTCTTGACATCTGCCCTGGGGGGCGGCTCCTCGAGCCACCCACAAACAAACTCACGGAGCGGGACTGGTCGCCCTTCGCCACGCAGCTTTATGACTCGCTGACGGCGCCACAGCGGCAGGTCTGGGACAGCCCCGAACGCTTCAAGCTCCTCTGTTCGGGCAGACGCTTTGGCAAGACCTACTTGTGCATCGCCCGTTTGGTCGCCTGGGCCATCAAAAACCCAGGCAGCCTGAATTGGTACGTCACACAGAATTACAAGTCGGCAAAACAAATCGCATGGCGCCAATTGCGCGACATGGTGCCGATCGAAATGTTCGTTGGCAAAAACGAGGCCGAGCTATCCGTCGAGCTCACCAATGGCAGCCGCATCCAACTGAAGGGGGCCGAAAATGCCGATTCTCTTCGTGGCGTGAGCCTCAGCAGCCTGATCGTCGATGAGGCCGCCTACGTCAAGCAGGAAGCCTGGGAGATGGTGCTACGCCCTGCTCTCTCCGACCAAGGTGGGCCCGCTTGGTTCATCACCACCCCTGCGGGGCTTAATTGGTTTCACGATCTCTGGGAGCAGGCCGCAGAACAGGACGACTGGCAAACCTTCAGCTTCACCACCATTGAGGGCGGCAACGTTCCTCCAGACGAGGTGGCCGCGGCCAAGCGCACCTTGGATGAGCGCACCTTCCGCCAGGAATATCTCGCCAGCTTCGAGACGCTCACGGGCAGGGTCTACCCCGACTTCAGCGACGACAACATCAGCGACGAGGTAGCCGACACAGGCGGCGACATCCTGTGGGGCACGGACTTCAACGTCAGCGTGATGGCTGGCGTGCTTGCCTCCAGGGTGGGTGACACCATCCACATCTGGGACGAGGTGACCGTCAAGCAGTCGAACACCGATGAGGTGTGCGCAATGCTGAAACAGCGGTTCCCCAATCGCAAGATCGTTGCCTACCCCGACCCGACAGGCTCAGCCCGCAAGACCTCGGCAGCAGGTGAAACCGACCACGGCATCATCAGGCGCTATGGCTTCCAGTGCATCAGCCCGAAGCACCCCTGGGCCGTGAAAGACAAGATCAACAGCACGAACTGGCTGATCCGCACAGCTGACGCGCAGATCAGGCTGTTTATCCACCCGCGGTGCAAGCACACGATCAAGGCGCTGAAAAACGTGACCTACAAGGAGGGGGCTGAGGACTATGTGATCGACAAGACCGCAGGGATCGAACACTGGACCGACGGCCTGGGCTACTTAGTGCTAGGCGCCTTCAACCAAGTGAAGCCGTGGCAGACTGGATCAGCGAAGGCAAGGGCAGCTCGAGTCTGGTGACCGAAAGAGAACGGGAGAACTGGGAAAAGGTCTACTGGGCTCTTAAGGAAGCCAACAAAACCGATTCGTATTTTTACCGTCGAGCCAAGCAGATCATTGAGACTGGGATGGATCCAGGGCTGCCGCCACTACGTCTGGGCTGGCCTGATTAGTCCATCAGCTGAGCACCAAGCACCTGGAGCTGTTGTTCCAGCTCGATGTTCTTTAGCATCAAGGCCGCGGCCAATTTCCTCGAGGCCTCGTTTGCCTCTATCAGCTTCATTGCTATCACTTGCAGCGATTCGGCGTCTTCAATTCGCCAGATTGAGCGTCGCATGGCTTCAATTGCGAAGCTGTGCTGGACGGTGTCGATTAGTTCTTGAGAATCCAAGGGGCACCCCATAGGATTGCCTGCAGAATAGCGAAACTACACTGAGCCATAGCTTTAGGTTTGGCGTGTGGCGGCTCCTGGTAGTGGGTTCCCGGATTCATACCCTTCGGGTCTTCCTTACCAGCAGGAACCTTTCGACCCATTAGCTGAACGCAATCCAGGGGACGATCCATCTTGGGTTAGCTCACCTGTGCTCGATATGAGCGAGCAGTGGGGGCCAATTGATTGCTGCATTGGTGGCACTGCGTTCTTTCGTGAGCGTGCGAACATTTACTTGCCTCAAGAGGTGAGGGAGGACCGTGACGCGTGGCATCGCCGCGTCTATCACGCCACCTTCGCGCCGTACACAATCCGCATCGCTGAGCAGGCGGCAGGCCTGGTCCTGCGGAAGCCGATCCAGCTTGTATCGAAGGACGAGAACGGCGAGGTTGACCCCTTCTGGGAAGAGTGGGCCACCAACGTTGACGGTCACGGCAGCAGCCTTGATGACTTCGCCCATCGGCTAACAATGTCGAGCGTGCTCTACGGGCACAGCGGCATCCTGGTTGACTACCCCAGCACTGAACCTGCACCAAACCTGGCGATCGAGCGGGCGATGGGTCTGCGCCCTTATTTCGTGCAGGTCGACGCTAAGCAGATTCTGGGTTGGCGGTTTGAGTCAGCTAGCCCCATTGCTCCTGTGAGTCAAATCAGGATAAATGAATATGTGATGGAGAGCCTGGGCGAGTTCGGCGATGACGTCGTTCGTCAGATCAGGGTGGTCGAGGCTGACCGCTGGCGTGTTTATCGCCGCGGCCGTGATGAAGCGCAAAACTGGACGGTGGTTGAAGAAGGCACCCTTGGCCTGGGCCGTATCCCATTCGTCCCGATTTATTCGAACAGGATTGCAGAGCTGATCAGCAAGCCGCCGTTGCTGTCGATTGCCTACCTGAACATCGCCCATGCACAAAGGACGGCGGACCTAACGCACAGTTTGCATGTGGCCGCGTTGCCGATGCTTGTGCTGAAGGGCTTTGACGACAACGACAACACCATCGGGCTGTCGGCTAACACCGCCCTGCTGCTGCCCCCAGAGGGCGACGCTATGTACGTCGAGCCTGTGGGCCAGGGTTCCTTCCAGGCTCAGCAGGATCGCATCACGCAGCTAGAGAACCAAATGTCGAGCCTCGGCATCTCGACCCTGTTTGCACAGAAGATGGGGGCAGAGACCGCTGAGTCAAAACGCCTCAGCCGCACCGACTCCGACAGCCTGCTGGCAATTATTAGCAAGGATCTTGAGCGGGGTCTGCAGGACGCTTTGGACATGGCAGCGGACTACATGGGCATCGATGCCCCCGAAGTCATGATCGATCGTGACTTCGACCTGCAGGTGCTCGATGGCACGCAGGTCCAGCAATATATGCAGCTCTGGGTGAACGGAGCTATCACCCACGAGACGTTGCTTGAAATGCTCAAGCAGGGTGAAGTGCTCCCCGACCTCGACATTGAAATGGAGGTCGAGCTGGTCGAGCAAGAGAAAGCCAGCAACATGGTGGTGGCCGCGTCCGCTCCTGGTGCTGTTGCTGCTCAGGCAGAGCGTGACGTTGAGGAGCGCGAGGAAGAAGACGAGTCAGAGGCTTCGCCGTCCGACATTCGACGCTTAGTCGAGGAACGTCTACGCGGATTAGCCGGTGGCCAAAATGAGGCGGAGGCAGAGGAGTGATCGCGCTTCTGATCTGATCTTCATTTCAAGGAGAGGCCAAGCTCATGGTCAAAAACGTTGAATCGCTCGCCATTGCGATTGGCCTTTTCGTCACTTTGACTGGGGCGATCTTGGGCGTTGAAATGCGCTACGCCAAAACCGACGAGGTTCGTGACCTGGTGGATGCGGTTTACCTTCGCACCGTCAGGCTCAGAGTTTTCGAGCTTGAGTTAAAAGACAGGCAATTTCTGAAGGCTCACGAGAGGGCATTGCTAGAACATCTAAAGAGAGAACTGACCAAATAAACTGTAACTAGACAGGTACTTCTAATGGATCCCACCACTCTTGCTGTCGTCGCAGTCCTCGCTGCCGCCGGGAGCGAAATCCTGACCCTGCTGCCCATCCGCAGCAACAGCTGGGTCCAGCTGGTGATCAACGTCCTCAACGCAATCTCCCGAAAAAAGTCCTGACCACAACCTGGCTGGTGCGATACAGCACGAGGGATTGGCGCGACAACATCCACCAAGCGGCAAAGGACTTCAAGTTCCAAGCCACCCTCAAACCCCGACTGGACCGTGCCGTCGAGGATTGGCATAAAACTCAGCCAGAACCAACAGACCCTGTTGTCGTTGATGAGCCGATTGACGACGAGTTACAAACTGGCGACAGCCGTTTACTTGGAGGGGGCATGAGCATTCACGCCCCCTGGACCAACAATTCAGATACAAAAAAGTAGAGGTCCTGGCTCGAAATAGGG